TGCCTCTCGGTTTGGTGTCTAGCCAGTACAAGATTGTGCAGCCCATCGAGGTGTTGGAATTCTTCCGCGACATGGTCGGCAATATTGCGCACTTGGAAACAGCCGGTGTCCTGCGCAATGGCGCCCATTACTGGGCCCTCGCCAAGATGGATGGCGAGTTCAACATTGCAGGCGACCAAGTTAATCAATATCTCTTATTGGCCAGCTCGGCTGATGGCTCTCTGGCCACTCAGGCTCGCCTCACCAGCGTCCGTGTTGTATGCAATAACACTTTGCAGTTGGCACAGCGTGGCAAGGCCAACGTAAGTGTTCGTCACAACAGCGTATTCAAGCCCGAAGCCATCAAGGCTGAGTTGGCCAACAGCAACGAGGCCTTCCGCACCTTCGAACAAACAGCCAAGATGTTGGCATCCATCAAGCTCGGCTCCACCAAAGCGCAGGCCATCTTCACCAGCATCCTCGGCGGCGATGAAAAGAATCCCTCACGTGCTGCAGCACGAGCTCTGGCTCTCTTCGAAGGCGCAGGCATCGGCGCTGAGTTGGAATCAGCCAAGGGCACTGCTTGGGGCGCTTTGAATGCCGTCACTCAGCTGATGGATTGGGAAACAGCCCGCACAGGCGATGCCCGCTTGGCTAATGCTTGGTTTGGCGGCGGTGTGAATGTCAAGCAGCAAGCCGTCGATGCTTTGTTGGCCTTGGCATAATAATTTTTGGGGGTACCTAACACGGCCCCCAAATTTTGTTGTACAATTTAATCTCACGTTACTAGTCCACTTGTGTTTTTGATTTTTGAAAGGTATAGTATGAACATCTTCTATCTTCACCACCTGCCATCCATTGCGGCAGTTATGCATTGCGACAAGCATGTCGGCAAAATGCTTATCGAATCCTGCCAGCTGCTTGCAACTGCGCATCACCACTACGGCAACGGCGACAATGTTTCTTACCGCGCCACACATGCCAATCACCCTTCTGCCGTCTGGGTTCGTCAGTCCCGTCTGCATTACAACTACGTCAGCGACCTTGCACGCTTCCTCGGCCGCGAATTCAAGCATCGCTATGGCCATGGCCACAAAAGCAATGATGTACTACACGCCGAGTTGTTAGTGTGCCCTCCTGCCATGCTCATGCTTCCTACCAAGTTTACGCCACCGCCTTTGGCTATGCCTGACGAATACAAAAGCGACGACCACATCGAATCCTACCGTCGCTATTACGCAAGCAAAGCTGCTACCATGCCGCTTGTGTACAACAAAGGCAAAGACCCTCAGCCTGTGTGGTTGCAGTGCTTGCTCGACGAAGTGGAGGCCGTATGACTCAGTATGTCAAAATTCCGGTGACTGAGCTTGCCGAGGTATTGCATAGCATTGAAGATTTGCTATTCAACGTGTCGCCTACTGACAAGGCTGGCTATCAGGCTTGGAAGGAACAAGTTGAAATACGTTGCAATGCAGCACGGGCAATTGGCGTATTACAAGCCTATTGCTATTCACATTCATCATTTAAGGCAGGCAAACAAAATGCAAACTACTCATGACTACATCTTGGATCACTACGGCCTTGACAATTGGCAAGAAGAATGGGGCGATGGCGATATACTTCGTAACATTGTTGTTGAGTATACTGTCGCTCGTGATTCTACTCACAATGAGCCCGCCGAGTTTGATTTTTGCGTTACCTTGGATGGCGTAGACGTTACCGATACGCTCAACGATGCAAACAGAGAAGCATTCGAATCGCTGATGCGCAAAGAATACTATGACCGCAAATACTAACCACACCATGCAAATGACCAACTCCGAAAAAGTATTGGCATTCCGTCGCAAGATGGGCCTGCCATTGTCAACAACACCAACCTTGCTCACACCCGAGCAATCCAGTTACTTCGCTCGCTTCATCATGGAAGAGCTTAGTGAATACCTTCGTGCTTGTGAGGAGAATAGCCTTGTTGACGCTGCCGATGCTTTGGTTGATCTTTGCTACGTCACAATGGGCTGTGCACATGCTATGGGCTTACCTTTTGATCAGCTTTTTAATGTGGTGCACGAAGCAAACATGAACAAAGAACCCGCCAATGACTACATCAGGTCGGTGCGTGGCTCTCAATATGATGTTGTCAAGCCTCTTGGTTGGCAAGCCCCCGAGGCCATGATGTTGGCCATCATTCAAACAGAACAACAGAAAGCAAAGCCATGAACATCAAAGACTTGATCGACATGTATGTCGCGACCAAGAATGAGCGTGAAGAACTATCCGCCAAGGTCAAAGAAAAAACTGAAAAGCTTACGCAGCTTGAAAGTGACATTATGAAGTTAATGTCCGATGCTGGCATTACCAAGGCAGCCTCGGATAAAGTGTCATGCACCATGCGTATGAGCAAGCACCCTGCCATTGATGATTGGAATCAGTTTTATGGCTATGTCGCTGAGACTGGCCAATTTGAATTGCTGCATAAGCGGCTTTCCTCAACAGCCTTCCGTGAGCGGTGGGAAGCTGGTGAGGTCATCCCCGGTACCTCAGTCTCTGAGGTCTGGGAACTTACCGTCGTTCGTCGTAAATAACCTTCTTGTTAACTAAGGATCCTTATGTCTAAAAATCAACTTGCATTGTTCGAAGATCAACTGGCCGCAATGGCCATTGAATCAGTTAAGGCCGAGCAGAGTAGCCTCGCCACGGCATTTCTTTCCACCAAGGGGGGTAACCTCACATATCGCGGTGATGTGATCACTGGCAACAAGCTCCCCTGCGTCGTGTTGGCAGCTCCCATTGAGCGTTTGTACTACAGCAGCCGTTATGATCCCACCAAGGTAACTGGCCCTGATTGCTTTGCAATCAGCGCAACCGCTACCGGCATGGCCCCATCATCTGCTTCCCCGCAAGCTCAGCACACAACCTGCGAAGGCTGCCCTAAGAATGAGTGGGGCTCTGCGCCAAATGGTGGCAAAGGCAAAGCTTGCCGTGAAACACGCCGCCTGTTGCTGATCCCAGCAGATAGCATTGGCTCTGCCGACGCTGTCAAGACGGCTGAGGTTGCAGCACTGCGCCCTCCCGTTACCAGCCTGAAGAACTACGCAACTTACGCGCAAACCTTGGCTGCAACGCTGAAGCGCCCTCCTCTTGGCGTGATCAGTGAAGTTGCTGTGGTGCCCGATGCTAAGACCCAGTTTAAGGTTGTGTTCAACATGGTCAAAGCCATTGAGGATACGGCGGTGATTGGCGCATTGATTGAGCGTGCTAAGACTGAAACGCAAAAAGCTATTGAGTCTGCCGGCGCTATCAACGAAGAATCTGAAGCAGCACCTGCTGTGGATGGCAACCCTAAGTACTAAGCCATGGAAGAAAATAAATTCTGGCTTCGCCTTTGGGGCATCGCGGCTATGGTACTTATAGTTGCGATTGGCTCATGCACTTTTGGTTTGCATGATCGTCGTGACAAGTGGGAAAAGGCTGTGTCCAACGGCGCTGACCCCATGGTTACTGCATGTGCGTTGTTTGACCAAACTGAGGTTGAACGCGCAACATGTTTGATTTTGGCACAAAACCGAAAATAAGGAATCGGGGGGAAAAGTTAATGCTGCGAGGTATCGACAGTAGTCAAAATCGCGGATTAAATTAGTACCCCCACCTAAATTATGAAACCTGTCTATCTTGATTTTGAAACAATGGCCATTGGCCCACGGCCGGATTATCCTCCGGTTCCAGTCGGGCTTGCCGTTTATGACCCTGAAGGTGAATACCCCAATGGCTACCACGCCTTTGGCCACACCTTAGGCAATAACACAACCAAAGAAGCCGTCAAGGCAATGTTGGAACTAATCTATGATAGCGGTCGCGATATCTGCTTTCACAATGCTATGTTTGACCTTGATGTTGCTGAAACTCATTTGGACATACCCATCCCTCAGGACACCACGCGTGTTCATGATACTCTTATACTTGCTTTCCTGCACGATCCTCATGTTCAATCTCTCTCCTTGAAAGACTTGGTTATCACTTGGGGCCTTGATACCCCTAATGAAAGGGATGAACTAAAGGAATGGATCATCGCCAACGTGGAGGAAGCAAGGCGTAAAAAGTCTACATGGGGTGCATACATCTCCCGCGGCCCTGTGGAATTGGTAGGCAAGTACGCCGCAGCTGATGTGCGGCTTACCAGCAAGCTTTATGAATATCTCATCGAGCAGGTTTTACCCGCGCAGCAGACGGCTTACCACCGTGAGGTTGCTTTGATTCCAATGTTACTTGAAAACTCCCGGTTAGGTGTAAGGGTTGATCGAGTCGGTTTGCAAAAAGCAAAAGAGCAAGCAATAGTAGATATTGAAAAGTGTAATGTTTGGGTTCGTTCATTGTTAGGTTCTCCTGAATTGAATCTTGACAGCGATAGAGAGCTGGTCAATAGTATTTATCCCACGGAATACTGGTTGAAAGATAATGGGTGGCCTACCACGGATAAAGGCCAACCTAGGGCCGATAAGGAAACCTTTGAAGAATTGATCACCCATAAGGAATTAAAAGATGTCCTCCGATATAGAGCCAACCTATCAACATGTTTGTCAACTTTCATTGAGCCCTGGTTACAAGCTTCTGCATCTACAGGTCGAATCTACACAAACTGGAACAGTGTACGAGGTGAACGTGGGGGCACCCGAACAGGCAGACTCTCATCAACCCCTAACTTTCAAAATGCGCCTATCCGTTACCCGAAAGTTGAACTCCCCGCAGATCTGGAAGTTGCACCCCTCCCGCTCATCCGAAGCTTCATCCTAGCCGATGAAGGCCACAAGTTGGTGGCATGTGACTTCAACGCTCAAGAGCTGCGAATCTTTGCTCACTTTGAAGGTGGCGGTTTGATGAAGCAGTACCAAGCCGATGCACGGGCTGACCTGCATACCTACGCTGCCAAGATGATGACCGAGGCCAGTGGCCGCGAGGTGTCAAGGACTTACTCCAAAGGCGTGTCATTTGCTATTCTTTACGGCGCTGGGCCTAAGAAAATCAGTGAGATGTTAGAGATTGATTATGAGTTGGCAAAGACATTGATGGATGCATATACCACAGCCGTGGCTCCGGGCCTCAAGACGATGCAATCAACCATGCGGACAAGGTACAAATTAGGCCAACCGCTTAAAACCATTGGCGGGCGTCTCATCAAGATGGAACCGCCTAAGATCATCAACGGCCGTCTGCGTGAATTTGATTACAAAGGGGTCAACCTTTTGATTCAAGGCTCCGCTGCTGATCAGGCCAAGGCCGCCATGCTGTTGTACCAAAGCAAACGTCAAGGCAGTAGGCTTTTGCTTAGTGTGCATGATGAATTGGTTATCTCAGCTCCGGAAGAGCATGTTGAGCGTGAGGCTGAATGCCTGACATGGTCCATGTGCAACGCCTTGGAAATGGATGTGCCCATGGTTAGTGACTACAAAATCGGCAATACGTATCAGGAGGTCAAATGATGACACGTTGGGAAAAGCTTGAAAGGGTTATGTTCCTTGTTGGTCTTATTGTTGTGTTGATGGACCTGTACGTTTGGAGGCCAATGTGAGCAACTTTACATACTTCAGGGATGACCATGCAGTTAGCATGACATTGCGTGACTACTTTGCGGCTCAGGCTATGCAAGGCTTATTGACTGCTGAAATTGTTGGTGAATACACTAATGAACACGTTGCTGAAATCTCCTATCGCATAGTAGACGCAATGCTGAAAGCGAGGGAAGCATGACACAAGATGAAATCATTGAGATGGTACTAAAAGCGCATAATCCGCCAACTACAACTAGGTGGTGGGATATGGATGTTATAGCGCTTGAAGCCTTTGCCAAGCTAGTAGCACAGCATGAGCGTGAGGCGTGTGCAAAGGTGGCTGATGAGTACACCAAAGCCTCTTACCTTGGAGCGGTTGGTGCCGCCATTCGAGCAAGGGGACAAGCATGACACCTTTAATTCGTGAAACTATCAAAATGGCTTTTGATGGTGGCATAGACCCTACCGAAATTCAATGGTTTGATTTATCGGGTTATGTAGACGATAGAAGCCATGCTGTTACCGAACCATTGATGAAATACCGCCCACCATTTGAGAAAAATATTGTGGTTTGGCGAGGAAAAACAAAAAGTCATGTTTCCTATGACACCATTTTTATGGTGGTTGGTACTGACCCCGAAGAAGGAATTGTTATTTCTACATGGAAAGGCGTGACAGGCCAGATGCCAACCAAATTTCCGCCAATGGTGTATTTAATTGAAGGGGATATGTTGCGTTATGGCCCTGTAGACGAGGGTCAAAAAATATCCAAAGAGATGGCGGAGACGTTGCTGGGTTTTTGTGGCAACTGGCTGGAATCATTGTCTCAAGCAACGCAGTCGCATAAGCCAATTGCCAAGCCCACATTTACAAACCAGAGAAAAATTAAGAATGGCAAGATGCCAACTTATGATTGGACTACGGTGGTGGTGGAACCCTCTAAGCCTAAAAGTGAGCATCAAGGTGGCACACACGCAAGTCCTAGATTACATGATCGCAGAGGCCATTTAAGGCGGTTAAAAACGGGCAAAACTTGTTGGGTTAAAGCACACAAAGTTGGCGACGTAACCAAAGGCACCGTATTCCACGACTATGTTATTAACGACATCCGAGCAAGGGGAAAGCATGAGCAAAGATGAAGCATTACGCCTTGCATTGGATGAAAAAGTAACCCTTGGTGAATATTTGAGAGGGCTACGGCTTTGCCAAACTGATATGTCGTTAGAAAAAAT